GTCGTCAGCGCGAATTCGAGATCGACCGGGAACACGACCATCGGCGTGATGTAGAACGGCTCGACCGGCGGCGGGTCGATCAGTGCAGTCGGGCGCATCATTTCGGTTGATCCTTCAGGATGAACGTGATCGAGTTCCACACGATTTTCAAACCCTTTTGCGGCAGCACGCTGAAGCCGAACTCCGGGCGGAACCGGCGGCGCGGTGCGTACAGCACCGACACCGCATTGTCGAACAGCCCGATGCTGATCGAGCCGACGAGGTTACTCGCGCCATCCGCCACGCCGACGAACAGCAGATCGGTGTTCGTGTCGTCCGCCGTCTGCCCGTAGAACGTCCACACCTTCACCTGTTTGCCGACGATGCCCTGCGCGAGAATCAGCCGGGTCATTTCAGGATCGCCGCCGGGCAGCGTCAACTTGCCGTCGGTGTACACCCACGCACCCGACACCCACGTCTGCGAGCCCCACGTTTGCAGCCCGCGCGTGCTGAAGTAACGCGGCGGCGTGAAGTCGATCTCGATCAGATAGCCGGGCAGCGTGACCGGCGCGGCGTAGTTCGCGGGCACGATTAGCCGCTGCTGCTGACGGTGATGTTGCCGACGCCGCCGCCCGTGACTTCGGTCGACAGCCGATCATCCTGCACCGCGATGTTCACGTCGACCTTCACGCCGTTGTCGACGAGTTGATCCGAGCCCTTTTTGAAGTTCGCGCCCGCAGCGGATATGCCGTCGACCATCTTGTTCAGCTTGTCGGTGAGGAATGCGCGGTCCGTCTTCGTCTGCTCGACGATGGCATCCATCGACTTGTTCATCCGCTCGTCGGCGAGTTTCTGCACGCGGTCGAGCCCGGCGAGAAACTCCGCCGACTTCGCCTTCTGCTCCTCCGGCGTCAGCATGCCGAACGCACTGTTGATCGAGTCGTTGATCTGCCCGGCGATCCGCGCGATGTCCGCCGGGTCGGTCGCCTTGCCGAGTTGCTTGAACAGGTCTTGCGCGCGCTGCTGCTCGCGGGCGTACTGCTGATCCGGTGTGAGCGCAGCCTTTTCGATGGTGTCGCGCGTCGTGCCGAACATGTCGTCGAGTTGCTGCTTTGCCTGCTTGATCCCGGCGAGCAGTTGCACGGTCGAAACATAGAACGCCTGCGTGCCCTGCGTCACTGCCGCGAGCCCTTCGGCGGTGTTCGGCGCGGCGTTCGCGAGGTCGTACAGCGCATCGCGCTGCTTCGACCATCCTTCGAGCGCCGTCTGATTCGCCGTGTCGAGCGCGTCCGTCGCCGCCTTCATCGGGTCCGCCATCGCGGCGAGCACGTCGAGCATCGCTTTTGCGTTCGTCGCGGTCGCCATGATCGCGTCGATCTGCGCCGACGTCGCCGTCGTCGCGAGCACCGAGTCGAGCACCTTCGCGACTTGCACCGGCAAGTCCGACGCTTGCAGCGCGGCGAGCAGCGACCGCTTCGCTTCGGTGTTCAGCGCCGCTTGCAGCGAGGCATCGTCGCGCCCCGCGTTGACGTTGACTGCCGAGTAGACCTGTTTGCCGCCGACGAACGCGCCCGCCGTCACCCGCGACTGCGCGGTGCCTTGCGGATCGGTGTCGAACCCGTACGCGAAATGCGCGGTGCCGGTGCCGCCGAGCGACTTGATGATCGCGTCGAAACCCTTCGTCTGCGTGTCGACGAGCGTCGCCATCGTCGCGTCTTGCGTCGACGGCGTGTAATAGCGCCCGACTCCGGTCTCGCCGGTCGCGAACCCGCCGATCTTCTCGCCGCCCTTTTTCTGCGCGACCATTTCATATACGACGTACGCAATCGCCGCCGCCGCCGCGATGTACGGTGCCGCCGCCATCAGCGGCGCGAGCGTCGTCATCAGTGATGCAGCGCCCGTCCCGCCGAGCGCCGCCGACGTCATCCCGACCCCCTCGACGCCGAACGCCGAGGTCTGCGCTGCAAGCAACGACGCCTGCGTCGCGCCCGCACCCGCCGACATGTATGCGCCGGTCCCGAGCACATAAGTCCCGGCGGTACTCGCGCCGCTCAATAGCGCGCCCCCTGCGTAATTACTGAGCGCGCCGCTGCCCATTTGCGACAACATGTTCTGTTGCGCGCTCGCCGGTCCCGCCGCCGCCGAGCCGAGCACGCCGACGGTGATGTTGTATGCAGCGACGTCGGCGATTGCCTTGAAAGCCCATGCCTTGAACGACGCCCACAAGTCCTTAAACCCTGCCGTGCCTTTCGTAAGAATCGTGTCGATGGCTTCGCTCAGTCCCGCCTTCATCGTGCTGCCGAGTTCAGTGAGCGCGTTGTGATAATCCTCCGCCGAATACTTTGCGCGAATTAGCGCCTCATTCTGATCGTAAATGTCATTCGTATACTTCACGTTCGACGCATGAATCTCCGGCGACGCTTCGCTGATCCGATCCTGCTCCTCGATGATTGCGAGTTCGTGCCGCCGCGCCATCCGGCTAATTTCGAGATCGCGTTCGACGCCGACGAGCCCGATCAGCTTGATCTCGTCTTGCAGTTTTTCGTTGTTGTCCTGCTCCGTCTGCCACGACTTCGCGAGTTCGGTCCGGTACTTGACGAGCGCGTCGTCGCTCTTGTTGAGTTCGGCGTTGAACTCCTTCATGTACTTCTCGCCGTCGCCGGTCTTGTCGAGGAAATACTGCAAGGCATCGGCAGCGATGGGGATGAGGTCTTTGTCCTCCGCCATTGCGTCATTAAGCGCCTGAAATTCTTTCAGCAGTTTCGCGTTCCCGGTTCCTCCGGCGACCTTGTCCTGATATGCAATCGCCGCCGCCATTACGTCATTGATCTCTTTCGCAAGCGCGTTCGCTTCGGCTTGCAGCGGGTTTTTGTCGCTGACGTTGCTTAGATCGTCCTTTAGTTTTTTGACCTTGACCGCTGCCTTGTCGACCGAGTCGGCGGCTTTATCCGTCGCCTCGCCGTAGCCGAGCATCGCGAGACCCGACGCTTTCGACGCGGTCTCATTCGCGATGATGTCGACGTTCATGTCGTCGATCACTTTCGCCGCTGCCGCGAAACCCTTCGACCATGACTTTGTTTCCGCCGTCACCGTGAACAGTGTCGAGATCGCCGCCGCCGTGCCGCCGATGACGAGCCCGAAATCCTTCAGGATGCCGAGCGTGATGATCGCGCCCGTGCCGAAAATGCGGAACGCGGTCGCGAGCCCGCCCCCGATGGCGGTCGCGAGATCGACGCTGCCGCTCTTGTTCGACGCCATCGCCTTGCGGAAATCCTCGAACACCGGCAGCAGTGCCTTGACGATGGGAAGGAACAGCCGACTGATCATGTCCTGCGTCAAGATCATCTGATCATGGAATTCCTTCGAGGCTTTCGCGACGTCCTTCGATGTGACGCCGAACATGTCGAGTTGCTTCTGCGCCGCTTCGAGCGCCGGGTCGAGTTCCTCCGCCGCCTTCAGCGCCGCCTCTGCCCCCTTGCCGAACAAAAAGTTAGCCGCTGCCGCGCGCAGCGCCGGGTCTTCGATGGCGCTGAGTTGCCGGATCGTGTCGATGTAGACCTCGTTCAGCGGGCGCATCTTGCCCGTCAGGTCCGTCACCGCGACGCCCATGTCGGCGAACACCTTCGCTTGCTTGCTCGACGGGTTGAGCGCGTCCGTCATGTCGACGCCGAGTTTTTTCAGTTGCCTGCTCAGAGTCTCCGAGTCGGTGCCGGTCAGCGACATCGCGAGCGACAGCTTGTCCATGTCCTCGACCGCGACGCCGAAGGCATCCGACATTTCCTTCAGGTTCGACGCGCGCTCGACCGTCTTGTTGAACTCCTCGAAAGCGGCGTGCACGGACAGGACGCCCGCGACCATGCCGACGAGCGATTCGTTGATCGAATCGAAATTCTTCTTGACCGTGCGCGCCATGTCGGCGGTCTGCTGCTCGACCTTGTTCAGCGCGCCCGTGAATTGCCCGATGTCGAGCGACATCCGTGCGACGAGTTCACCGAGCGATGCCATTGCCGCCGTCCTTTGCTTTGCGCCGGATCACATGATGCCGCAGCTTGCTCGACGCCTTGATGAACGCTTCGGAGACTTGCGCCGCTTCGAGCGCGGCGCGTGACGGTGCCGGACCTTTCGCGGTCTGCTTGCCGAATATGAACTCCGGCATGAAATCGGACGGCTTCGCAGTCGTGTTGCCCTGCGTGCGCGCGATGACGGTCGACACGATGCCCGCACGCAAGTCAGCGCGATACTCGCCGAACGGACTGTCGTTGTAAAACGCAATCCATTCCGCGAGTTCAGTCGCGGGCATGCTGTCCTCGATCTCTCGCACCGTCTTGCCGAGTGCCAGAGCGACGACGAACAAAAACCTCCGAGCGGGCGCTAGGCTTTTGGGGCTTCTACGCCGATCCCGTTGTGCTTGTTCGCCTGCTCCATCGCTTGCTTGACCAACTGCCACGGCAGCGTGAGCACCGCTTGCACGTCCTCTTTCACGTTCGGATCGAAGACGTACGAATTATCTTCGTTGACAAGCACGCGGCATAACGCACGAGCCATCGCCGCGTGATTGTCAGCGCCGCTCTTTTGAATGTCCTGCTGCTGCGACAGAATCTCGCCGACAGTGAGCGTGCGGAAAAACACGGTGCCCCATCCGGCGACCTCGTACGGCGCAGGCTTCGGATTGGCAGTCGCAAGTATCGCGTCCCGGATCGACATCAGGCGGCTCTCCTCATCGGCGGTTCGGCGGCTTCCGCTTCCATCACCGCGCCCTCGACATAGGTCGGCTCGCCCGTGATGCGCAGCACGACGTTGCTTTCGAGCGCGGCATTCACGCCGCCCGCGAGCGTCATCTGCCGCACGAACGCCTGAAACAGCCATGCGCCCATCGGGTCGCCGTTGTTGTCGAGCGGCAGCGTCAGCTTCCACCACAGCGTGTCGCCGTTCGCCTTCGCCTTCTGCATCGCCTTCTGTGCCGGATCGGACGGCACATAGTTCATCGTGAAATTGAACGCGCCAAAATCTTGCA